GCACAGGAGTTTATGAAGTAAGAATTTCAAAAAGCGCAAATGCAAGTAATGTTACTTTGTCAAGCGTATTATTCACAAGTGAAGGTTTTCTAATAATAGGAGTTCCTGCAAACGCAGCAAGAACAATTACAATAAGTTTAACAAGTAACTACACCAACGGAAACACGGACACAAGTTATATAATAATAGAACAACAATGATAAACAAAATAATAGAAATGCTTTTACTCAGTGATTTTTACGGAGAAAGTGAAAACATCGACATCGCAAAAGGTAAATATAAATTTACTACTTCCATAAAAGAACAATGGAAACAAGCACAACGCAAAAGGTTAATAGAAAAAAAACTAAAGAATAATGGCTGAAAAAAAAGTAATTGAATTAGAAGTAAATTCTAATTTAGGCAATTTAAAACAACAACTTAAACAAGCACAAGGTGACGTTCAAGATTTATCGCAAGATTTTGTAAAAACTTCCAATAGTGTTAAAGATGCTACAAAAAAAACAGAGTTATTAAACGACTCTGTTAAGTCAATTAAAGACACAACAAGCGGTGCAGAAAATGGTTTTAAAAAAATAAAAACAGCAGCCGTTGGAGTTGGAACTGCATTAAAAGCCGCAGGAATTGGTTTAATAATTTCATCGTTTGTAGCATTAAAAAGTGCGTTTGAACAAAACCAAGAAGTAGCAACAACGTTTTCCGCAGTAATGGAAACTATTAGTATTGTTTTCAATAAGACGGTAGGGGCAGTTATTTCAGCAGCAAAAGCATCATATGAAGCAACAGGTGGATTTAACGCTCTTGCAAAAGTAATGGGTGGTTTACTAAACATTGTGCTTGCTCCGTTAAAGCTTACATTTTTTAGTTTAAAATTAGGTATTCAAGAATTACAAATTGCTTGGGAAAAATCATTTTTTGGTGATAAAGACCCTAAAGTAATTAAAGAACTTCGTAAAAATATTAAGGCAACAGAAAAAGATATTGTTGATATTGGAAAAAATGTTGTAAAATCTGGCAAAGACATTTACAATAATTTTGGTGAAGCAATAGGTGAAGTTGTTGATTTAGGAAAACGTGGTATTGAAGAAGTAAGTAAGATTAGTATAAGTGCAGCATACGCACAAGGTAAAGCATTAGTAAACGCAAAGAACAATGCTGCGATTGCAGCTGCTCAACAAAGTTTATTAATTGAGAAGTACGATATGCAAGCGGAAAAATTACGTCAAATAAGAGATGAAGAACGTAATTCTATAACAGAACGAATAAAAGCAAATAATGATTTAAAATCGGTTCTTGACAATCAAGAAAAAGCTATGTTAGCACAAGCTGCGTTACAAGTTCAAGCTGCTCAATTAGAATATAACAAAGCAAAAACAACAGAAAATCAAGTTGCTTTATTAGATGCACAAGCAAATAAAGTTGGAGTATTAGCACAAATAGAAGGTTTACGCTCTGAACAGTTAGCAAATGACCTTGCGTTACAACGTGAAGCTGACGAGTTAACAAAAACACGAACTGAATCAGAAGTAACTTTAGCAATTGAAAGAGAAAAAGCTACAAATGAATTAATTAAAGACGAAGAAAAGAAACTACAGGCTCAAATCAATACTGCAAACAAAGAAAAAGAATTACAACTTTCAAGACTTCAAGAACAAATAGACGTATATAAATTAGGTACTCAAGGAAGGTTAGACGCTGAAATTGCATATAACGAAGCAAAGCAAGAAATTGATTTACAAATTATGTCTTATGAAGACCAATTAGCAGTCAAGAAATTAGAAAATGAAAAAACAGCATCCGAAAAATCAATACAATTAGCAAAAGAAGAAAAAGAAAAAAAAGCCGCTCTTTTACAACAACAATTAGATTTAGTCAAAGGAAGTTTTCAAGCATTTGCAGACGTAGCAACTTTGTTTGCAGGTAAAAATAAGAAGGCACAAAAAACAGCGTTTAATATACAGAAGGCTGCAAATATTGCTTCTGCAACAATTGATACTTATACGGCGGCAACTGCGGCATTTAAGTCAGCGGCAGGCATTCCAGTAGTAGGTGCTGTACTTGCACCAATAGCCGCTGCAGGTGCTGTTGCAGCAGGTTTAATGAATATTAAGAAAATAGCGGCATCAAAGTTTGAAGGGGGAGAAACACCAAGTACAGGCGGTGGTGGTGGTGGTGGTGGCGGTGCAACAGTACCAACAATGAGCGCACCACAATTTAATGTTGTAGGACAAAGCGGAGTTAATCAGTTAGCAAGTTTAGGACAACAACCAATACAAGCTTACGTTGTTTCAGGGCAAGTAACTTCACAACAGGCGTTAGATAGAAACAGGTTAGCAAACGCAACTTTAGGCGGTTAGAAAATACAACAAACAAACAATAATTAAATTAATATATTATGTATAGAATAGTTGAATTAATAATTGACGAAAAAGACGAGACAAGCGGAATAGACGCAGTTTCAGTAGTGTCAAGTCCTGCAATCGAAAGCGACTTTATAGCACTAAAAAAACACGAAATAGAGTTAAAAGAAGTTGATGCTGAAAAGCGTATTTTAATGGGTGCAGCGTTAATTCCTAATAAACAAATTTACCGCAAGAACGACAAGAACGAAGAATACTATATTTACTTTTCTGAAGAAACTGTAAGAAAAGCAAGTGAATTGTTTTTTATGAATAGCAACCAGAACAACGCAACTTTAGAACATAAACAAAAGTTAGACGGAATGAGTGTTGTCGAAAGTTGGATTACAGAAGGAAAAAACGACAAAAGCACGAACTACGGATTTAATTTTCCAAAAGGAACTTGGGTTATTTCTATGAAAGTAAACAACGATGAAATTTGGAACAAAGTAAAATTAGGCGAAGTAAAAGGATTTTCTATTGAAGGTTATTTTGCGGACAAATACGAAATGAGTTTAATTAACGAAGATGAAATTTTAATAGATAAAATAAAACAAATAATAACGGAAAATGAAAACAACTAAAGAATTAATTATTGCAGACATTACTGCAAAGGTAGAAGCAAAGTTAGCAAAGATTAAATTAGCAAAACACGATATTAAGTTAATTGGACAAATTACTGATTACACAAAAGAAGTTGAATCTATTTATTCTGATATGTCTTCAAAAGCGGAAATTTTAAAAAAAGAATATAGATTAAAAACAGATACTTTACAAAAACCATTAGTTACATTAAGGGCAAAAATTTATGTTTCTTCGGTAGAGTTTTTAGAAAAAACAAGAGATTTAGGCATTGACGGAAAATCAACGACACCGTATAAACAATACGAAAAATTAATACAGGACGTTGATAAAATGAATGCTTATTTTGTTAAAGAATATGTTAAAGCAATTTAAAAGAAATTATTTTAAATGGCGAAGCAAACTAACGTTAAAGTTCATCATAAAAAACCGAAAGTTAAACGTGCAGGAGTACACGCAAAAACACGAAATAGTAAATTAAAGTCAAGTAAAAATTACGTTAAAACTTATACACGACAAGGACGTTAAGTTTGAAAATACAACAAATAATAAACAATTAAATTATACATATATGAACACACTACAAAACGTTTACAACAGGTTATCCGATAAAACGGAGTTAGCAAAACACGAAATTGAATTGGCATTAGTTGACGATTATAATTCTCGAATAGATAGAGCAAATAATGAAAGAAAAAGTGCTTCAGTAAGTTATCAAAAATTAATTGGAGCAATGCAAGCGGCAGTTATAAATTTAGAGTTAGCATTAAAAGAAGCTGATAAAATTGACAAAGCTTCTAAAGAAATTGGTGTACAATCACCTGTAAATTCAACAAGAGTAAAAGCAAAATTAACTGAATATGTTAAAGTAGTTAGTGCGTTAAATTCTTTACAAATAAAAGGTGGAGACGATATTTAAAATAAACAAACAAAACACGAAATATGAAAACAAGCGTAATTAATCAAATCAAAACACTTTTAGGAATGGAAGTGAAATTGGAAACAATGAAGTTAATGGACGGAATAACAATTTTTGAAGCGGATGCTTTTGAAATGGACAAAGAAGTTTTTATTGTAACTGAAGACGAGCAAAAAATACCTGTTCCAATCGGAGAATATGAATTAGAAGACGGACGTATTTTAGTAGTAGAAGTTGAAGGAATTATTTTAGAAATAAAAGAAGTTGCAACAGAAGAAGAAGTTGTTGAAGTTGAAGCTCCAGAAGTAGAAGTTGAAGTAGAAGCAACAACAACACCAACAGCAAAGAAGACAATTGAAAGCGTAGTTAAAGAAACGTTCTTTGCAGAAATAGAAAAATTAACAAACGAAAATATAGAGTTAAAAGCACAATTAGAAAAGTTGTCTAAAGTTGACGAAGTTACAAAGGAAGTAACCGAACTTTCAGACATCACGCCAATTTCATTTAACCCTGAAAACACGAATGAAGTTGAACGCGTTCAATACGGTTCAAAGAGACCACGTACAATAATGGACTCAATATTAGAAAAACTAAACAAATAAGTATAAACAATTTAAAAATTTAAAAAATGCCAATAGGAACTAACCCTGTAATAACGACAACTTACGCAGGAGAATTTGCAGGAAAATATCTTGCAGCAGCTTTATTAAGCGCACCAACATTAGAGCAAGGTGGAGTAACAATACTTCCAAATATTTCTTACAAACAAGTTTTACAAAAAGTAGCAACAGGAAACATAGTAGCAAACGCAACTTGTGACTTTACAGCTTCTGGAACTGTAACACTAACAGAAAGAGTTTTAACAACAGAAGAATTTCAAGTAAACATTCAACTTTGCAAGGCTGACTTAGAGCAATCTTGGCAATCAATTGAAATGGGTTATTCATCTTTTACAAAATTACCGAAGTCTTTTGCAGACTTTTTAATTGCTCACGTTTCAGCAAAAGTAGCAGCTAAATTAGAAACTACAATTTGGAGCGGAACTAACGCAACAGCAGGAGAATTTGACGGATTTAGAGCGTTGTTATTAGCAGACTCAGACGTAATTGACGTTGCTAAAGTTGTTGGTGGTATTACATCAGCTAACGTAGTAGCAGAAATTGGTAGAGTAGTTGATGCTATTCCTGCAAGTCTTTACGGAAACGAAGGTTTAAGAATTTATGTATCTCAAGCTATTGCAAAATCTTAC